TTGCATTACTGCTTGGACAAATTGTTGGAAAGATAAATCTCCACCTTTGTTTTTATATTTTACAAATTCTGCCATTAACATTTGTTCAGCTTGTGCTTCTCCTGCACCACCACCCATGTTTAAAAATGCTTCTCGTGGTCTATAACTTTGACCTGCACCTGATCTAATAAAATCTTCTTCCTCTTCGTCTATCTGTCCACCCATTGCATAGCCGGCTCTGCCACCATCAGCTGCATAAAAATTTTGATTAACATATTTTTTAGGTGCCATAAATTCTAAACCAACACCGGCATCACCTTGACCGCTGTAAAAATTTCTTGCTCTGTTTCTAATGTTGGCAACGTCCATAACTTCTTCAACTTCTTCTGGCTCGTCATCTTTACCCATTAAGAAAGGAGCTGCTAAAGCTGTAGCACCTAAGCCACCAGCTAACATTCTACCCATGCTAAAATTGTTATCTTTATCTCCCCCTACTCTAAACATATTACCAACACCACCTAGAAAACCTTTTTTACTTTGGAGTCCGCCAAGTAAACCTTTTTTACCTAGGAACCCTTTACCAAAAGCACCTGAACCTAAACCAAATCTATTTAATCCATATAAGCCACCACCTATTAAAGCCATCTTACCTAGTGGACTTTTAACAACTTTTTTAACAGCACGCGTAGCTTTCTTTACAAGTTTACCTAAAAAGTAACCTTGTCTTGGAGCATCTAAAGCCCCTAAGCCGCCTTGCATTTGTTGTGGTTGTTGCATTCTTGAAATTGCCATAAATTTATCCTTAGTTTATCTGTTTTACTTTGTTTCTGCGGACAAATCAAGAGGCGGCATGATAACTTTTACGTCCTGTGCCATCTCTTCTGCTTTATAACCCTTGGCTTCCCAGTCTTTTTTCTCTTGAAAAATTTCACCGGTTTTAAGGTGTCTATAAGTTTCTTCTACTTTAGCGTCATATATTTTCATTAGTCTATTTTCTCCTTTTTAATGTTTAAGTAGCTGACGGCTATGTCAAATGAACCCGTGTTACTTGACTGCACTGTAAAAACACTGCCACCTTCTATTATTAGCGGTTGTGTTAATAATTCTGTTGTAACATTAGCTGTCAATGCTGCTGATTTAATGGCCGTAATACTATTGTTTGTAACAGTAACAACAGGTGTAGATGCAGATGTGACAAGTAATGATTTAATAATTATAGTTTCATTAACTAAAGGATTACCTGCACCAAGTGGAACTAATGCATTACCCGTTGTATTGTTATCTATACCTTTAAATTTGTATTGGTTTACTACTGCCATTATTCTAAAAAGAAACTTTTAGCTTCTATCTCCTGTTTTACTTCTTCTTGAAAAGAAGTATTTAATTTTGTAACAATACCATCAAGGTCTCTAACTAATGATTGGATATTTTTTTGTTCATATTCTTTTGCTGCTCTAGTTAATGATTGTACAATTTTTGCCATTATATTTTTTTAAAGTTTACGTCTATTTGATTATAATCTACCATCATATAACCGTTAGAGTGTTTAATTGATGCCCAAGGCACTTCATGGGCCATTGCTCCTTGATATGTTGTTGGACTATCTTTGTAATTAAATTTATAAATATTTATGTTAGATGGTGATTTACCTATTAACTCTACGTTTTCTTTTAATCTTATGTCACTAAAACCTAGATCAGAACTTCTGTTGTCCTCTGATCTTTTATCTGATCCACTATAGTCTGCCTGAGAATCATAACCTTTTCCACCACCACTACCAGTGTTTTTATTTTTTTCTGCGTCACCGTAATTAGGATTGTTACGCATAAAGTCTTGGGCTGCTTTTGTGTCTCTTACACCTGCTGCTTTTTCTATATTTTTTTGATTATACCCTTGCTGTTCAATTGCTTTTTTGTCAAATCGATATCTAGAAAGATTTATTTTGTTCATTTTATTAGCGTATGCTGCTGCTGCTATAGATTTTTCGTCTGCCTCATCATCAGCTTTAAACGTTCCTGATACAGGGTCAAAAGTTGCACCTTTGTAAGCATCTTTACTACCAATTACTCCGTCTGCACTTAAATTTGTGCTTAATTTATCAAAATCACTTCTAACTTTTTCAGCATAATTGCCAAATAAAGACTCAACGTTTCTACCAAATGGATCTTTACTAGTACCTGCAGTGTTTTCACCAAAAATAGTGGGACCCCTGTAGCCACTATTCATTTTTATAAATGCTTGATCTGCTGGAGATAAAGAATTAAAATTTTGTATACCAAATTTATTTAAAAAATTACTTGGTGTAGGTAACATCCCCATTAAATTTTTTATACCTCTACCCGTACTTTGTAAACCAGACTGTATTTTACCTGCCGTAGTTTGTTCTAAAGGAACTTCTGTACCATATGAAAAACCAAGTTCACCTCCTGGAGTATAACCTATTTCTTGTCCTCCTATGTACTCACCTAAATCTGGACCAGTTAATTCTTGTTGTCTGTAACTTGGCATACCCATAAAATTAGATTGTAGTTTTTGATTATAATTCATATCTACATTAGGTGTTTTTTGACTATCCATAAATTTGTCACGAGTATAATCAAAGTAATTACCATAATTCATCATAGGGTCACCAGTTTGTAGGGCTCCACCACCACCACTATTTGTAAAAGCATTTGTATTTGTTATACCTTCACTTACAGGTGATGTTACAGGATCTTTTGGTAAATTAAGGCCCAACCTATACTGTTCTTGAGGAAGGTATTGATATTTTTTATAAAGTTCTTGATCTGCTTGGTTATAGAATGCTACCATTATCTTCTTCCTCCTGGATGTATATCTAATCTAAACGTACCAAGTTTCCAATTTTTTCCAATACCGGTATTGGATACTTTTAATGCAATTGATCTAGCTCTAAGTCTAGTGCTTTTAAAATTTGTAGTTTCGGTTGATGTAAAATTTGTAGTTGTTGCAGAGGTATTGGGATAATTTCTTGTTGTAAAACTAATTTCAGTATCACCTGTTTGTTCTATAAAATCTGGTATAAATCTACTTATTCTCATCATATATTCACCGTCTCCTCTAAGGTCTGGCATACCTGCAACAGCTCCTGTCGAAGATCTTTTTTGAGTTATATCAAAATCACCAGAAAGAATGTTAGCATTAATTGCAGTAATTGCATTACCAGCATTTACTTGATCTGTTCCTGTTTCGTGTTGATAATATATACTACTTCCATCTACATTGCCAGTAACATCAAAAGAGGCATCATCATCGGGGTTATAAAGTGTTGCATGAGGTTTTTCGTATACAGCAGAATCTACCCAAGCAGATCTATCTAAAGACCCTGTTGTCCAAACAGGTCTTTGAGTTGTAGAATCTGCATAATTATAAGTAACTACTCTATCAACCGAAGTAGCATTAGCCGAACAATAAAACCAATTTATCTCTCCGAAAAGATTATTGATACCCGCGTTAATTAAATCTTTAGTTACAGAATTAAACCCAAGTCCAGGATCTACTGAGTAAACAAAATCTTCTACTAGACAAGGCATAGATTTTACTTGACCATCGTAATTAAAAAAACCATTTTCTGACATCCAATATGCAGAACCATCAACTTCAATACAAGCGTTCTTACCAATTAAACCACAGTTAGTCCCTGCTTGTTGAAATGCAAAAGTAAATGGTTGACCTACAAATTGCATTAAAAATATTGCAGTATCGGTCCACACATAATGAGCATCCCTACCTTTAATAGCAGACATGATCCTAGATCCTGCAGCAAGCCTTTGAGAACCTGCAGTATTTTCTGCTTTTATTGTGTACTCATTAATATTTTCCTGGTCCGAGAATCTTATAAACATATCATCTTGTGTAGATTTATCTCCAATGGTGGTTTCAGTTCCAAAAAAAATTAAATGTCTATCGGGAGTAGATACTAACATATGACGTGAAGCCGTTGGTGCTCCAGATATAATTGTTGCTCGAGTAGATGTTGCATTAGTAGGTGTAGTATCCCACTCAAAACATTCACCATTATAGATAAGAGCAATTAATTTTGTACCAAAATTATCAAGAACCCATAAACCAGGGTCAAGTGTAAACTGTGTGGTTGATGAAGCTTCGCCCCATCCATTAAAATTTGTAA